AGCGCTCAATTTCCTGTTACAGGTATTGCTTCCGCTAACTACTATACTCCTGGACAGAACATTGCTGACAGCGGTAACTCTTACTTGAGCGACATCAAGAAGAATGAAAAAGTCATCACTATTGACGACGTACTTCTTTCTTCGACATTCCTCAGTTCTATCGACGATGTAAAGAATCACTACGACATCCGTTCCGTCTACGCTGGTGAGCTTGGTAAAGCGCTTGCTAAACGTTTCGATGAAGCGATTGCTAAAGTGTTTATTGCCGCCGCTCGTGAAGCTACTCCAGGCGTTACTGGTGGAAAGCTTGGTGGAGTACTTGACGTATCTGCTAACGCGATGGGAACACCCGCTGACGGTTCTGACGACTCCGACAATACTGATCCAACAGGAGCAGAACTTGTTGCCGCGTTGTTTACAGCCGCTCAAAAGCTCGATGAGAACGACGTTCCTTCCGATGGAAGATTCTGTGTTCTTCGTCCTCAAGAGTATTACAAGCTTATTACTGGTGGTAGCGGATCGCTCGTTATCTCGACTTCTGCGTCTAATAAAGACGTTGGTGGTTCTGGATCACTTGCTTCTGGTTCTATCGCACAGGTTGCTGGTATCAGCATCTATAAGTCTACTCACCTTCCATCGACTGATTTGTCTTCCACCTCTACAGGTGACGGAGCTTCTTCTAACGATGTGTTCGGTTCAGGCGGCGTAGGGTACAATGGTAACTTCACCAACTCGCTTGGTATCGTTGCTCACCCATCGGCTGTAGGAACTGTTAAGCTTCTTGATCTTGCGACTGAGTCCGAGTATCAGATGGAGCGTCAAGGAACTCTGTTTATTGCGAAGTACGCGATGGGTCACGGAATACTCCGTCCTGAATGTGCTATCGAATTACAGAAGTAGTCCTTTCTGTTTGGTTGTGTTTGAGGGGCGAGGTTTTTCATTTCGTTTTGACCTCGCTCCTCTCTCGCAATCATCTATATTAAAATTTATTAATTATACATATGGCACTTACATCAAAGCTTGAAGCAGTAAATACAATGATTGGCGTAATAGGCGAAAGTCCTATCAATTCAATCAGCGGTAGCAGTTTACCCGTTTCCGTGGTAACCGCTTTAAACGTCCTTGATGAAGTCAGTAGAGAAGTACAATCGGAAGGTTGGCATTATAATACTGAACATGAATATCCGCTTGTACGCGACACTTCCAACAAATTTAATCTTCCTTCTAACACGCTTAAAATCGACGTTCCAATCGACAAGTATAACGATATAGACCTCGTACAGCGTGGCAGTACATTGTATGACAGGAAGAACCATACCGACGTCTTTAGCGAAGACTTAGACGTTTCTATCACTTTTGAACTTACCTTTGAAGAACTACCACAACAATTTAGAAACTACATCACGATACGCTCTGCACGTAAGTTTGCTAATCGCTTTCTTGGGTCTCCTGAGATCGAGAGCTTTACGCTTCGTGACGAGATTAATGCGAAAGCTACAGCGATAGACAGCGACAGTGAGAACGCAGATCGTAATATATTTGACAACTACGATGTACTTCGTGTTATTGACCGATAACTATGCCGTTACTAACGACTTCCGTACCTAACCTTGTTCAAGGTGTATCGCAACAGCCCGACAATTTAAGACATCCTGGACAAGCTGAAAACCAAGTAAACGCTATTAGCTCCGTTGTTGATGGACTTACAAAGCGTCCTAATACTTCGCATGTAGCGGACATGGGTACAAATGGATTGACGGGTAAGACTCATTTATTCAATCGGGACAGTACTAATAAACACGCTTTTCTTTTTACACATAATACTAGCTCCGCTTCAGTCGAGGCTAAGAATTTACTGACAGGGGCTGATGTACCCGTATCTATAAGTAGTGGTGCGCAGATTTATTTAAACAGCGCTACTGCTCCTCAGTCTCACCTACGAGCTTTAACGGTTGCTGATTATACCTTTGTAGCTAATACAGAAAAGACAGTAGCTGAAGGTTCTATTCTTTCAACGCCTCTTCCAAAAGAAGCTTTAGTGTTTGTAAAACAAGGCGCTTACAGTACGAAGTATAACGTCACCGTTAATAACTCAACTGCTTTACATACTTCTCCAGTAAACGCTCCTGGTGCTGATTCTGAAGTCATAGCTGAAGCGCTTAAAACGGCGTTAGGTACAGCCTTTCCAAGTAGCGCTGGTTATCTTACAGGCGTAAACGTTACCAATGGCGGTACAAACTATTCGATAGATGCGTTCCTTGCTTACTTCGCCTCTAATAGCGGTTTATCCCGCTCACCCGAACACTGGAACGACTACAAAGTAGTAATAGAAATTTCACAAGCTGGCGGCGGTAACGGCGCAAAAGGCGATGCCGTTTTAAGCGGCGGTGCAATACAAAGTATCAATTTAACACACGGTGGAAGCGGATACAGGAGCGATACAGCGACGTACCCTATGACTTTTACACTTTCTGAGTACGAATACAGTTCGTATTGGGGGGATTGGTTTAAGATTCCTCTTCACGCGTTTAACCCCGCCTTTACACGTACAGACGCTACGTTTTCGGTTACTAGTTCAGAAATAGCGACAGGAGCTACGATAGAAGCAGAACGTAAAGGTAACCTTTTAAAGATTACAAACGCCCAAGGAACAGATTTTACAGTTCGATCATCCGATGGTTTAAGCGATACAGGTATAGGTGTTGTCTATAAAGAAGTAGATTTTATTACCGACCTACCTAAGAAGTGCTTTAACGGCTTTCGTGTCAAGATAAGAGGCGATGCAGAACTTACCCAAGACGATTACTACGTTGAGTTTCAAACGAAAGACAGCGAAGAGTTCGGTGAAGGATCGTGGGTAGAGACCAATGGGTGGACTTCTGATGCGATACCGACAGGACAATCGACAGGTATTTCGTTGGATTTTGATAATACGACAATGCCTATTACGATTATTCCTCATTTTACAGGAACGTCTATAACGAGCTATACCGCCGAATTAACAGGCGAAACAAGCGCTTCTACTGAATGGGCGATTAGAAAAGCGGGAGATAAGATAACCAATCCAGCACCTTCTTTCGTTGGTAAACAGATAAAAGACATCTTCTTCTATAAGAACAGGTTAGGACTATTGACTGACTCAAGCGTCGTCTTTAGCGAAGCTGATGAATATTTTAACTTTTGGCGTACCACGACTCAATCGCTTTTGGACTCCGCTCCTATCGACGTAGGTATCAGTCATACGAAAGTAGCGTTGTTAAAACACGCTGTACCTTTCCAAGAAAAGCTGATGTTGTTCAGCGCTAATACACAATTCGTTTTAAGAGGTGCTGATTTATTGACGCCTAAAACGGTGAACATCTCACCTGTGACTGAATACGAAATTGAAGATACAGCACAGCCTTTTGCGCTTTCTAACTTTCTTTACTTCGCGTATAAAAGAGGTTCTACCTATGGCGGTCATTACACAGGTTTCTACGAATACTACGTCGATAAAGATTCCGAGACTTACGACGCTGTTGATTTAACGGCTCAAGTACCTTCTTACATTCCGAGCATATCGCCTGACATTATTGGCAGTGCGAGTGAAAACACGATCATAGCTAAGTCAGCTGTAAATCCGAAACAGTTATTTGTTTATCGTTTCTTCTGGCAAGGTAAAGATAAGATACAGTCCGCTTGGCAACGCTTTGACTTCGACAATAATATACTTGGTATGTGTTGTGTTGAATCGACGGTTTATTTAATTACACACGACGGTACTAATCGTTGCTTAGAGACGTTAGAACTTGCCCCTGGACAAGCAGAAACAGGTAAGGAATATCCGATACTTCTCGACCGTAAGGTTGAATCTTCCACGCTTGGTAAATCGTACAGTGCTACATCTAAGTTAACCACCGTTACAGGCGTTCCTTATGATCCTGTCAAAGCTGTTGTATATACGATTGATGGTGCGAGGTTTCCGCTTACACGCGTTTCAAGCTCGTCCTTCACGGTTAATGGCGACTTATCAAGTACAACGTTTTTCGTAGGTCTTGAATACGATATGGAATATGAGTTCTCCGTACAGACGCTTAAACAGCCGACGGAAAAAGGCGGACGTAGTTCAAGTAATTTTACTAAGCAGATATTAAGAAATGGTTCTGTTGAATACGCAGACACAGGACACTTTACAATCGAGGTAAGTCCTAAATATCGTGATGCTTATTCGTATCCTTTTAATCCTTCGTCTTTAGGCGCTGATTCAGTCGTTGGTTCATTGGTATTAGATAGTGGTAGCTTTCGCTTTCCTGTCCATACCAACCACGATGACGTTACGCTCAAGGTGAAGTCTTCATCCGCACTACCCGCTCACTTATTATCAGCAGAGTTTGAAAGCTTTATACATGCCCGATCAAGACGATACAGTTGAAGAAACATACGTTTACGAAGACTGTTCTATACACACAGCTGTCGCCGAGTTTGACTGGCTACCTCTATACGAAGATATGCGTACCCAAGATATGTTAGAAATAATAGGATTGGGACAGCATCCAAAAATAGCGCTTCAAGAAAGTTATGAAGTATCAGAAAAAGCGTGGACGATACACATGCCTGACTTGCGTGTCGTTGGAAGCTTTGGCGTGTCTCAAGCGATCAGACAACCGAACGTCGGTATCGTGTGGTTACTAGGAACGCATCGTATGCATCTTATTAAAAAGACTTTCATCAAACGTTCAAAGGAGTGGATAGACCGACTTATGGGCGATTATAACGTACTTACAAACTATGTCATGGAATCAAACGCGCTTTCAGTCCGTTGGTTAACGTGGTTAGGGGCGACCTTTAGCGACGTTGACATCGACGGTTATAAACAATTTCATATTTACAAAAATAACAATTCTTAATTATGTGTTCAATAGCATTAGCAGGTTTAGCTTTAGGCGCGGGTTCAGCGGGAGCTTCGTTTATAGGACAACGCCAACAGGCGAAACAACAAATGGCTTATCAAAGACAAGCGTCTATTGCCGAGCAGAAACGCGCTCAACAAGAACAGCAGTCGATAAGGATGCGTCAAGGTCAAGAGAGCGAGGCGACTGCACGTGAGATCAATGAGATGTCTAAGAAGGCGCGTGAAACCGTGGCTACCGCAAAGGTAAGCGCTGGTGAAGCGGGTGTGTCAGGACTTTCTGTGGATGCGTTATTAACGGATTATGAAAACCAATCACTTGCGTATAACATGGGTTTAACACGTCAACAGGAGATGAAGGACGTACAAGCTGGACTCGCTATGACGGACGCTGGCTTTAGAACGGTTAACAATCAGATTGGAATTAATCGACCTGTAAATAAACCTAGCTTTCTTGAAGGCGCTTTAAGCGTCGCCAGTAGCGGCTTGAGCGGTTATCGTTCGGGTCTCGACCTTAAAAGATCATTATCATCATAATATGGCTACCAATAAAAGAGTACAAGTCGCTGACTTAGCGGACGCCCCAAAACTTCAAGCGACGATACAAAGCGGTGGTAACTATCGTGTAGCCGTTCAACAGGCGGGCGATAATAAGATGTTACAGCTTGCTAGGTCGTTGGAAAAAGTTAATCCGATCTTACAGAACTATGGTGCGATACAAGACATACAAGGAGAGATAGGTACAAAGAAAGCGTTAGCTGTTGATGATACGCAAGTTATGGAAGAGTTAAAGAACAGCGATCCAGGTTCGTTCTTAACCGCTCAAAGACAAAAGGCATTTCGTAATACACTTCTTAAACGCTCTATAAACAACGACTTACTACCGTCGATGAAAGCTGAAGCTGACAATTTATTAGACGTTGAAAAGTTTAAGACACAAGAAGAATTCAAAGAAGCTGTAAACGACTTTGTAAAAGGTAAATGGGAAGACTTTAGCGCTGAAGTAGGCAACGACATTGCGGGTACAGATGCGGCGAAGATACTTTGGAATCACGTTGTTGAACCTTACAAGGTAGATATGAACGCGTCCTACGATAAGAAGATGGACGAAGCGATTGCCTATGGACAGGAACAAGAAGTAGGTTTACAGCTCGACGAACACTTACAAGTAAAAGTAGATGCCGATGGTAACATAGCACCTATTGACGCTGTAGGTTTACGCGAGATAGCAGAGAACCGCGAGAAGTTAATGCGTGAACAAGGCATAGAAAAGAAAGCACGTAACAGTATTCTTATTAAATCGTTCACTACTCAAGTCGATTCCTTGATTGTAAGCGGACGTCTTAAAGCCGCTCAAACGATGCTTAACGAGATGTATCAATTAAAGATAAACGGCAATCCTACCTTTCGTTCTAC